CTCGCCATTCCCGAATCTTATCAATTCGATTAAGACATACATCACGCTCACGTTTGAGAATGACAGCATACTGTGTTACGTCACCATAGGTGCTACCACTGAATGAGGTCTTGTCTAAGTGAGAAATAAACGCCACCGGCAATACAGGGCAAGCCGCTGTAATTGGCTCATTCTTGGCGCAAGAAGTCGATAACAGAGCGAGGAGCATTGCTGTTATAGGCATCACTGCTTTTCTCTTGCGTAGAGATAGATTTAATAACTTCATTGGCTTTATTCCTTGATTCAGTTTCTTGCTTTGATAACTCAAGTGTTAGACGTTGGTTTTCTTCAGCCTCTAACTTGAGCTGAGAAATGACCGCACTTTGCTTTGCGATGGTTTGGGCTTGCGTTTGGTTTTCGGCTCTTAGTTCAAGAATGGTGTTATGCTGAACCCGTAACCAAAAACACAAACCCAAAATAAGAAAAAGTGCGGTCAGTTTTATCGCACTTTCAAATCTCGTAAAGATATTTAGCATTTCAACCCCTAAAATGTGAGCAATCCTAAAAAGAGAAACCAACCCCAACCGGTAATGCCATGAAAAGCAAGAAAACCTGCTGCAATAAATAAACAGGTACTAGGCAAATATCTCATTTCAACTCCATTAGGCATAACTGCCGTTCTTTATCTCGTCTAATTTCCAACCCACGTAATTTCTTACCGCCGGCATAAACCCACTTCGGTAATTCATTACACGCCCCGATATAATCACCTGCGTTAGCCTTGCGGAACATTGTAGATTTACGCATTGCACCACAACCCACGTTAAATACGATGGAAGTCATGGCATCAAATGTGCCTTGCGGTAGATTTCTACCATTGCCATATAGATTCACGCAACGTTCTGCTATGCGTAAGTCATTCGCCCAGCGGTCAGCAATCTCTTTATCCGTGTAACGTTTATTGGGATTGATAGATCCACCGCTTACCTCTGTTGAACCAATCCCAACCGTCAAAACATCTGCCGGACATTGATAAGGGTCTCGGCGACAACCTTCCGCATTACCGATAATCTCCATTCCCTTTTCACTAATCCGTAAATCAGGATGATCTGTCTGCACGATGCCAATAATGGCTGCGACACTACATACCACTACACCACCAACCGTACCGGCAATTTTTAATCTACTCATCTCTTAATCCTCGCTTGAGTTGCTGCACTTTAAGTGCATGGATTTCTTCTTCCCGCTCCTCGGCCCGTTCTCTTGCCCGCCCTTCAGAACATTTTGAATAAAGATTAACTAATGCCGTCACAATACCGATAGCAAGACTGATCAACATTAGATTTTGCTGGTCGCTTAACCAAGCAAGTAAACCGGAAAAGCTAGACCAGAAATAACTTTGGTTTCCCGGGTCTTTAAACATTTTCATACTCCGCCTCCTTTGTTGAGGCAATAAAAAAGCCCACCTTTTACGGTGAGCTATAAGTTCTGTTAAGATAAAGTTTCCACACAATAAAATAACAGAGGTTTAAAATGACTAATAGTGTTATAACCAAAAAGCAAATATCAGATATGATCTCTGAAGAGTTTAGATATTTCTTCGATTTACGTCTTGATTCCGTTACATCAGACTTACAACAACCATTCCAACTACTTGTTGAAGCAATCAATCTATTTTGTAAGTTTGCCAATATCAACAAGAAAGCTGAGTTATTTTTTAATTTAGGCAATCAAGGTACTGCTTTTTCATATGATTTTGTTTTCCAATACCATATAAATCCACCAGCAATACACATCTACTATAACAACTGTATTTTCTTTAACTTAGACATATCTAAACAGTGCGATTCCAGAATGCAAATTGCAATGTATTTAGAGGAATTAGCTCATTGTTATATGAATATATCTGATGAAATTTTGGTAAAGAAAGTTGTATGTAGTATGTATCCCCTAGTCAGATATAATGAGCTAGAAGATCAATACGAGATTAACGAGTAATATACTGTTCAGGTGGAATGCTAGAACGTGACGTTTTAATAGATGCGCCTTTAATCTGAGAGCCATTTAATTGAAATTTATCAACCTCTATTGAGGCGCAATTGATGTAGCCGGTCGGTACTACCGGATAGCGTAATTTAAAATGCTCATAAAGTGCCTTGAGCAAATACTCCGGTACTTCTTCACCGTTAATTTTGATTTTATCGCCTAATGTGATTTCCATTTTCCACCACCAACAAAAAAGCCCAGTCCGTTAAGACTGAGCTTGGTTAAAAATTCTGCTAATATATTGTCCCCCAACAAATAAGTTAGCAGAGGTTGAAATGTTTTTCTTCATAAAAGAAGACTATAAGAATCTTATTTTCTTAATTTTGAGTGTAATTTATTTATCGTTAATGATTACTTTAGGGCATCCTTGGTTCTTTATTTTTTGCATTTTAGCAGCTCCCACTGCCCTAACTTGCAAAAAAATATTGAAACAAAAAGATGATACTTTCTTTTATATCATAGCACTAGCTGGGTCAGGTCTACTTATCACGATAGGTGGACTCAGCTATGAAGATATTAGCCTTGTGGTTGGTAAAGTATCAGAAGAAACTTCTCTATGGATTAAAGTACTATGTAACGCGCTTGGATTGGCATTCTTTTCAGTTGTTATCAAGCAATTAGAATTATTGGCTAAACCCACACGAAAAAATAAATATAAGAAACTCAGTTTTATGTATAAATCTAAAAATCTACGAAATAAATATTAATGCTAAAAAGCCCCAAGCATTTCTGCTTAGGACTGTTACTCTTATGGCACTCTGTACCGGAATCGAACCGGTATCGATGACTTAGGAGGTCATTGCTCTATCCTGTTGAGCTAACAGAGTAATTTTATAGGTTACTACCTAATAAAAAGCCCTGACTATTTCTAAATCAGGGCTACTAAAATTCATTCGTGCGTTCGCAACGTGCTAAAACCGCACTGTACTTAGAATCATATACTTTCAGTCTAGACTTTACAAGTATTTTTTACAAAGTTTGGTTAGTTTTTTGTGAATGTGGTGGAATAATCTGTCCGTCGTAGTCGCTACCTAAATCAAAGTGCCACGCTAAGCTGATAAATACCAATGCCACCAGTGTAATTTTTACCTTTCTAATGCTCATTTTCTGTTCCTTTTGCTGAATTTTGGGTGCAAGAAACCGCCACACGATTTTCACGGGGAAAAGTGCGGTCGGTTTTTCCGGTAATTTAGAATGGGTTAAGGGCAAATATTGGGTTAATTTGCTTTGATTGCTTTGGTTCTAGTAACGCTTGCAACAGGTTCAGCAATAAGCCTTTCTGTTCAGGCGGTAATGAGCAATGTTGTGTGATTTCGCCAAGGGCTAGCACCGAATTATCAAATAGCCTTGAGTTTTCCCGAATGTTGCTAAAGTGATTATTGATGATTTCAGCTAGTGCTTCACTTTCTTGATGACGTTTTAAGTGGTGGTAAATATGTGGCAAATCTTGAGTAAACATTGCCCACTTATGCAAGAAAGTAACCAATGAATACAGGTTGAGCCAGTCTATTTTCCCTGCAACGGGTGTTGGGTTGTCGCTCTTAACGTGATTAAGAAAATCTATTGCCTCCGACAATTGCGAACGTGGCAGTTGATCGTACTTCGCTATTTGGAACTGGTTTTTGAGTTGAGTGTAAATTTCTGCGTAGTTTAACCCTGTTCTGTGATGGGCGACTTGCACGACTTTCTGAATTTGCTGTTGTTCAGCAGGGGTGATCGTGTCATTTGGCAAAGCGAGTTGTTTCGGTGGCTCAATCTGATTTAAGAACGCTCTGAGGACGACAAGGTGAAAAGCAGGGCTTATCCATGCAGCGTAAGCGATAACGAGTTCTTTACAGGCGTATGTGCCTTGAATGCTTCTACCACGAATGATTTTGACCGATCTACTGATCTGTAGATCGTGAGTTCCATCAATTTCATTCAATAAATCTTTGGTGGTTTCTAAACGTAGAAATAAAGAGGGCTGATGTTTCTTTTCTGAACCCGTGATTTTATGGAGATCGTTTAATGAATAAAGATTTTCGTAGGAACGAATTGCAGTGTTAAGGATGGTTAAGTTTGACATAGTTTGTCCTTTTCATATTTCTGAATTTGATCCCTATTCTGACATAGGGCGATCGAGTGGTTCAGAAACCGTGAAAAGTCGGCTGGGCATATTCCCCGAAGGTATTGTATTAGCCACCCACTCGATCATAGATTGTAAATTACCTTTTTGTACAAAAAATTGTGGGAAAGAGAAAAGAGATCACAAATTTTAGCTACAAAAAAACCGCAAAGGATTTCGGTTGCGGATTACCGCTTTTCATAAGGTTCTGACACCTTGGATGGGATAATACAAAAAAGCCCTATTGATTGCAATAGGGCTTTATATCATTATTTATAAATTTCATTAATAACTTGTTTTAGACCACTCAATTCTTCTTCTGTAAGAATGAATTCATCATTACATACTTTATACTCAACTTTTTTGGCTTTACTGAATTTTTTCATATCAGCATTTGAAAAAAGAACATCAATTTCTTCTTTTACCCTTACTGGATGAATTAAAGTCTTAGGATTCATTTTATTCGTAATAGGCTTTATTGGTTTTCCATCAACTAACCAAGCTGTATTATGACATTTTAAGTAGTTCCAATCAGTAAATTCTCTTGAAATCGAAATCATATTTAAATTTGTTTTTTCTTTTTTTACTTCAGAAACTGCAAACAGCTTGTCGAAAGGTAGATTTTTTTGATAATGATCTCCATAATACATTTTCATCCAAGATGCCTTTTTCGCTCCAGTAAATCTATCTACTGTGCTATCAAATCTAGGTTTTTCAATTTCTTGTTTATTTTGTTCATAAACAGCACACCCACTCAACAATGCACAAGCCAATCCAGTTAATAACAATTTTTTCATTTTTAAATCTCCATGCAAGTAAAAAGAAACCGCATTTTATAAAGTTGATTTTACTTTTTCCGAGATCTAGATCACAACATAGGAAAAAAGCTCAATATCTTGAGCCTTTTGAGTGAATTTTAAGCAGAAAACACCGCTTTTCCTGTATGCAGCATTAATTTTAGTGATGTTTTCGCTGTTTTTAGGCGATTAAAATACTCAGCCCTAGAAATATTAAGACAACGATGAATATCGTTAACTTCCCACCGATTGACATACGTCAGCATAAACACATCATAAAGTTCAGGATTCACTTTATACATAATCAACATACATTCGTTAATCTGCATTCCCAACTCGTCAGAAATCGGATCTAAATGCGGTTTATAGGCATATTCGGCGTTAGGTTTAACTTGAGCAAATCCGGCTGACACACGAGGGAATTCCGTGCCATAACGGGGTGTAGCCCAATAACCCCATTGCACTGCTACTCTATCGATATTCATTGTTCCAACTCCTCAAATCTCACCACAATTCGACCGCACTTTTCGACCCCCATCGCTTTCCACTTTAATTCCGGTACGCTTTGCCAACAGTCGTCTTCAATAATTTTGGCTTGAACCAAGCTGTCTAATAGCACCTTTCCCAAGTTATCTAAATCTCGTTTTCGTTTATCGGGGAAATACACCTCAACAGAAATCGACACCGGTTTTTTAAAGGGTAAATAGCCCATACAAGTTAAAAAGACTTTATCCCGATATTTCTTCCCTTCATCTGAAATATAATGCACACCACGTCTAGTATGTCGCCAATAGTGATTAACGGACGGCGGGTAAGGTAGTTCAAGAGTCAGTGCGGTCATAGTTTCCCTTCCCTGCGTAAAATGGCTTGTGTACGCATAACCCCTTCTGCGTGAGCCAAGCGGACATACTCAGTATCCATTTTACGTGTTCTGCGGTCGCATTCATCGTGACAAGCCGAACACGCCCACGCCCCTTGTATGTCGTCAGGCTTTAATGCAACACCACTATGCAACCGATAATGAGCAAGCACGGTTGTTTCCGGATTAAAATTGCAAATCCCCGGCAACCGCACCTGACATTCACGTCCTTTGGCTTCTTTGCGATAATCTATTTTTTTCATTTTCTATCCCTAAAAAAACGCATAAAGCTGATTAATCACATTTTCATCGGTGGTATTACCGAAAATATTTTTGAGTGCTGCATTGATTAATGCGGAGTAACACTTTTCAAATTCGTCTTGTTCCATGTTGCCGTAGCTCAAAGATTGTGCCTCAATCCGTACATCACCTTTTATGTTGTAAGTAGTTTCATAAAACCCTGCCAGTACAGTTAAATGCTTGCGAAACGTGTCAAATTGTTTACGCTCATCAAAGTATTTCCATTCGGTTTTATCTGCGGCCCAATGCTCAAAACAGAAATTGAAGAAGGCAAAGACTTTGCGATGAAAAGCTGGGTTGCGGGTACGAATCACTTCTATCTCATACTGTTCACCTGTTTTCAGTGAATTAAGAGCCTCTGCTTCCATATCGTTTAGCGGGCTAAGTAGTCCGCCGGCAAGTTTAATCACCTGAATGCGAAGTCTTGCCTTATAACGTTTTCCGTGCGCTTTTACGATGTCATCTACACTATGAGCCATAATACCCACCGCACTTTTTCACAAAATCTAATTCAACCTGACGTGTTACAAAGCCCTGCATAAACGGATCGAACACTGCCACCATTGAGCCTTTGTTGTTGCCTTTGACTTCTTCACCGGTAACTGGATGAAGGAAATTAATTCGACCACCGATAATATCGATAACTTCCGTGGCATTATCCTGAATCACCTTGTACCACTTGGTGATTTTATCTGCCGGTAACAACATCACCACGAGATAACCTGCCTCTTTAAGTTCCGCCGCACGTTTTACAAAGGGCAAAGGGTCGCTGTAAGGCGGATTGATGAAAATGCGTAACATATCCGCCTGTTCAACCACTTCATCCAGTAAACGCTCCAGTAAATCATCCGATAAAAAATCCTCACAAATTTTGCTACCCGATCCTATCCAACGTGGGCGTAATGCGTGTGCCTTATTAGCGCAACCATCTAAATGAAACCAATAAAAACGATGTTCTAACCAACGGAAAATATAACGTGGCGTACGGTAGTGGTCTTTGTTAAATTCGGTCATTGCATCGCTCCTTTGCCATAGGATTTCGATGCGTAGGGTTTCGGCTGTTGTGGTTTTTCATTGATGAATTGATAGGCTTGGGCTTGGTCGCAATCCACAAAATGCCCTTTCTCAAATCGCATATAGGCCGTTCCCAATTCGCCGAAACGGTTTTTCGTGATAATGGCTTCGGAATAAGGATTGTCTGTGTCCGCTTTGTACGCACCTTCACGGTAAAGCATAATGATTTGGCTTGCGTCCTGTTCAATCGCACCGGAATCACGCAAATCTGAATTCGTTGGGCGTTTTACCGCACGGCTATCCACATCACGGTTAAGTTGGCAAAGCAAGATAATCGGAATGTTGAAATTTTTGGTGAAGGTTTTGAGCTTATTCATCGTGTTGGCGATGGCTTGAGAGAGGTTCGTTCCACGTTCTTGCTTGTGGTCGATTAATCCCAAGTAATCAATCACGATAGCGGACAGGCTGCCGACTTCGCTTAAATGATTTTCTGAAATTGCACAAATTTCATCGGCAGAAAGCCCACCACGATCGACAAAATAAACCTGTTGGTTACGCACTTCCGTGATAGCGTGGGTTAAGCGGCTATAATCCAATTCATCAAGTTCTTGTGGGTTGCGTAATTTCTTCACACCCACTTGACCAATTGCACTTAACAAGCGATCGACAAGCTGAAAATTTCCCATTTCAAGGCTGAAAAACAACACAGAGCCTTTGTTTTTTGCAATGTTACGGGTAAGCGTTAAGCTGAACTCGGTTTTGCCGGTACCGGGGCGACCTGCCACCACAACGATGTCAGTGGAATTAATTCCGCCAAGTACGTTATCCACCCCCTCAATGCCGGTGAAAAGTAACCGCTCTTTGAAATCGCTTTTAGAACGTTTTTCAAGCACGTCCACGTAAGAATCCATCAATTCGCCCATCGCCACCGGCTTAATCTCAGTTTTACTTACCAAGAGTTTTTGAATTTGATTAAGTGCGCATTGAGTAATCTCGTTCACTTTTTCTTCACGGGCATTGGCTAATTCGCTTGCCATTTTGAGCATGGTCTGTTGTGCCGAGCGGTTAATCCAAGCAGCGTGAACTTTTTTCGCATACCCCGAGAGATTTCCGCTGTAAACGATTCGATTTGCCATTTCCACCAAGTTTGCAAAGTTTTCGCTGTAGTCTTGTGAAAGCATTAAAATATCAATCAAATCATCTTTGCGGGCTTGTTTGCGAATGTTGCCGTAAAGTGCGCCAAGCTGAAATGTCTCAAACATTTCCGGTTCAAGCCAACTCATCACTTCTCGGGCTTGTGGTGATAGTCCGCCACTCAGTAATGCCCCAACAAGGCTATATTCCAAATCGTAATTGATATTTTGCATTACAGGTTCCCTTCCAAAACTTTGTCTAACGTGCTTTCACGCAGTAAATATTCAAAATCGGCTTTCCAGCCACGGTCATTTTCACCAAAGTAAAACGGCGGGGCTTGCTTCAGGAAATCGGCAAAATATTCCCCAATTGCCGATGCACTCCCATCACCAAATCGTTTTTTAAACACCGTGGATAATTTTTTCACAGCTCGTTTGCGTTTATCGCTGAGCGCATTAGGGTTAGCCACAAACGATAAATGCGTTTGGGATTCCTCAACCGCTTGGTTGTAGGCTTTCGCTATACCGGCATAATCAACCAAATCGGATTTTGTTTTTTCTTCAGGCGTAGTAAATTCGTTTTGCGAATCCATTTCATCCACAGGGTCGGCGTTAGCCGATTCCCCGCAAGGGGATAAAGGGGTTTTATTTGTATGTAATCTAGTGTATGTATTCTCTTGATCAATAACGAAATGACAATTTGACTG